AAACACCGCCAGAACCACGGTTGTTATCTGTATTTGATTGTCCACCAGCGTTGCCTTGACCAGATGTACCAGCAGCACCAGCATTTCCTGTTCCAGGAAAGCTTGAAGCTGATCCACCAGAACCACCGACACCACCAGGGTCATTGCTTCCACCACCTCCGCCTTTTCCGCCTCCAACGGAAGTAACGTTTGTTATTAAAGGTGAAGCTATACCAGAAGCTGATCCATTGCTTCCATCTACTTGTCCTCCAGAAGCAGCCCCTCCTCCGCCACCTACGGTGACTGTAAGGGTTCCCCCACTGGTAATTCCTGTAAATGTGCCTGTAAGCATACCACCTGCTCCGCCTGCGCCTGTCGTACCGTTTGTAAAGCCTTCAGCTGTTCCACCAGATCCTCCACCTGCAACTGATAAATAATCTATATCATATTCGGCAGATACGCCTCTAAGATCATCCATAGTTATTGCTGCGGGAGCAGAACCAATTCCTGCTAAATTTCTAACTGCACTAGCACTCATATTAAGTTGAGCAGTTGATGAATTACCTAGTTCGTCATTTACGTCTGATAGTGATATTGCATTAGGTGCACTGGGAGTAGGCATTATTAACTCCTTTTTAGTTTATCTATTTGTCCTTGCAAGTCTTTTACACACTCAATAAGTAAAGAAGTTAAACGATCATACTTAACCGCTTTGACACCATCACTTCTTGTTCCTACTATCTCTGGTAAAACTTTTTCTACATCTTGAGCAAGAACACCAACATCTTTTTTACGCACAAAATATCCGTCTTCTCCACCTCTTTGATCTATGTAATCTTTTTTCCAATCAAATAGAACACCGTTTAATTTTGAAACTAAATCCATTGGTGAAGGAATGTTAACAATGTTTTCTTTAAGTGAAACATCAGAAGAATAAAAAGCAGTAATGTCATTTGTTGCTCTAATCTCTCCCGCTGTTCCTGAAGCTGCTGTCGCAATACCTAAAGAATCTAATTGAACATCATTACCAGCTGTTGTGTTTGAAACAACCATTGTTCCTGTTTGTGCTGGCATTGTGATTGTTACATCAGCTGTTGAAGCAGGACCTATTAAAGTAGCCTTGTTTGTGCCATTATCAGAGTCTTCAAAAAACTCTATAAAGCCTGCGCTTGTAGCACCATTTTTAACTTGTGCCCCTGCTGTGAAAATACCTTGAGTAGCAGTTACAGTTGAAAGAAATGCTGCGGCTCCAGCATCAGACATGTCTATTGTTAATGCTGTAATTCCTGATCCGCCATCATCTCCTTTGATAACAAAATCTTTATCTTGAACTGCTGTAGTTATAACTAAATCACCAGAATTTTGAGTGGTTAATTCAGCGACATCTATATTTGCTATTTTTACGTCTATTTGATCATCTGTGTCTGCTGTTAAACTTGTGTCTGCATCAGCATCTAAAACTAATTCTTTTCCATTAACATCAACAGTTCCATCAGCTAAGAAAGAACCTCCGTATTGACCACCAGCAGCAAAAATATCGTACCAGTTAGTACCGTCTGTAGCTACGAGTCTAGTAGCACCATTTGCAATAGATAAAGTGTTTCCTGAAGCTCCAAGTCTTACAGTCATTGCGTAAGGTCCTGAAGATCCTGAATCAGTAGTTGCATTAGTAATTAAGTAAATTTTTTGTGTAGCTGGGAATTGTGCTATTCTTACTGCACCATGTGCACCTGTAAGTCTTATATGAGCATTTCTTGCTTGGTTGTTTGCTTGTGATTGTGGACCATCAGCGTTTGTTAGTGTGGTCACAGCCGCATCTCCACATGCAACGTTGACTACACCAGCGATTGCAAATTCTAAAGACTGCGAAAAGTTGTTGTTCGTAATAGTTCCCCAAGTTCCTGAATTTGCACCAGTAGCTTGAAGCTCTATTCTCAAACTTGTTGAATATGTTGAACTCATTTAATCTCCTATATAATTATTATTAGTTAAAATAAAGTTTGTCAAAACTTTTATGCAGCTTTATGAACTTCCGTCCAACTTATTGCGCTGTTTGAGTCATCTACTTGGTTCCAGAAGGTTCCTTGTAAAGTTCCAGTTGTACTTGTAGCAGAAACTCCAGTTGGAGTAAAGTCTACACTTATATTAATAGTAAGATTACCACGATCAGCAACAGCTTGAACACTAGGTGCTTCATAGCTCGTTTCTTGCGTTTCTTCACCTAGTGATGAAGTCATGCCAATACCTGTTAATTCAATAGAGGTTAAAACAGTGCCTAAAGATCCTGTTAATTGATTACCGCTAGGAAATGCTGTTTTTCCTATACTTGATACTGCAGTTCCTACAAAAATATCAAGTTCAGGTTCGCTAGCTGCAACAACAGTAACTTGTGAATCACCTGATATTGAGAATGTTCCTATAGACGAAGTAGTTGCATTGCCTGTAACAGATATATTTTGATCAGTGGTTATTGTTTCAGTGCCTAAAGACGCTGTTAACGCTTGTCCAGTTAGAGCTTGAGATAAGCCTGTAGCACCCCATTGTTGATCGCCCCAACCAATAGAAGCACCTGTATTAATATCGTGATCTCTGTTCCAACCAGTTGTTTTTGTAACCGAGCTTGATTCATCACCTAATGATGAAGTCATTGCTATACCAGTTACAGATATATTTTGATCAGTAGCAACTGTTTCAGTGCCTAAAGAAGTCGTTAATGCATTACCTGAAGGAAATGCAAAAGCAAAAGTAGTTACTGTTACATCATCAACAGTGCTTGTTAATGCAACACTTGGAAGTGTAATTGCTGCTGTTCCAGTAACAGTCTCTTCTCCTAAAGAAGAAGTAAGACCAATACCAGTTACGGAAACAGTATTATTGCCGTTGCCCCATGCACCATTACCCCAACCAAAACTAGAAAGATTGGCATCACTGACATTTAATCCTCGATTCCATCCTTCTCTAATTTGTATGGTTGTAGACGTAGTAACGCTTACTCCTGAAGGAGTTACGTTTATGTCTAATACTAGACCAACATCATTGACACTGGATGTGAGGCTAACACCTGTGGCGTCAACAGTACCACCTTGGTTCCAAGCAGCATTGTTCCAGGTTGACCGCCCCCATCCTGCAAGTGGGGTAGTCATAATTTATCTCCTATGCTATTCTTAAAATTGCAGCGGTTGCTTCAGCAGCAGGGAACGTAATTGTAAATGTTCCTGAAGTTGAAGATTTTACTCCACCAAAATCTAAGACACAAACAGACGCATTGGTAGTCAAACCAGATACAGTTGAACTATTATAAATTACAGCAGCTTGTGCTGAAATAGTTGCACTTGTGAATGAAACATCACTGAAGTCACAAACAGCAGTGTCTGTAGATAAAGTTGGAGTAACCGAAGTTAATGCTCCTCCACCTTCAGCGTAAGTGCCTGATGCACCCACTTCGTCAGTTTGTTGAAATGCGGTTGTTGATTTGCTTAAAGTTGCTTCGCTATCGTATAATGCTAGTTTAAAAGCGTTCCCTGTCGTTGCCGTAAAGTTGTGTAGGCCTTTCAGGATCTCCACTTTAAAACTGTTGCATACAGCTTGAGTAATTGCCATAATAATCTCCTATGGGTTCCTTGATTCGAGAGGGATACGAATAACGCCGTCCCGAAATTCGTCTCTACGATCCCGCCCCATCTCATATGTGGCAAGACTTTGTACAGACTGATTATACATTTTATCGTAGTATTGTATCATATCAGCTGGACCTTTCAAGTATCCAAGTGCTTCTAAAATACAACCATACAAAAGCACGTTTGGCGCGTTTTGACTTACCCAAGTAGACGTAGTCGTACTTGATAAGCCAGTCGGCTTGTACGTGTATGCGAGCTCTACAGTTAATGCAGCGTTCGGGGTTGGCGCTAGATAGTGTGTATCCTGGTCCCACATCGCATAATATTTTGGCGTTGCAGCTCCAGCAGACGTTCTATCTACTGCGTATTCATTCATAAACGAAATATCTTTTTGTATCAAGAAAGTTCTGTCATCAGAACCATCTATTAACTGAACATATCTCGTTGCCTCCCAATCAGAGGGGAGAGGTAAAAAAGGATTATTTACAGTTAAAGTAGCCGTATCATATTTTCTATAGTAGTTTAAATCTACTGTTCTTCTTAACTTATCTTCAACTGATTCAATAAAAGGTTGAATAATGGTATTTGAAAGCACAGAAGTGCTTGTTTCAGTATAATTTCTTACATTATCGGTTAAATCAGAATAATCGGTCATGATGTGCTCACTGTAACATTTCCTGTCGAGCTATGCAATAAGGTAGGTTTATTTGGTCGTTGAAGACTTAAAGGCATCATGCTTTTTTGTGTAGAAGCGTAAGATACGCCGTTTGCATAAAAATTAGTCACTGACATGTTAAGTGTTTGAAAATCATTTACTGTTACCCCATCTTGACCAATAAAAACTCTTGAATTAGCTACTTGAGCTCTTGCATGTTCTAAAGACTGAGGATCAGTAACCATTGGTAAAGGTTCTAATTGTGGTTGTTTTGGTTCAAACTCGCTGTAATGAACCCAAGATCCATTCCATTCTTGCACCATTTCATTATAGGGAAACGCCATACCAGATCTATCTGATATTCGTTTCGCAAACTTACCAGATGCGTACTTTCCCATTATACACTCGGTAAATAAGTTTTAGGTGTAAGAAATAAACTTGTTCTTTCCCCGTCTTGATCTGCTGCTCTTTGAAACTCATCTTCATAAATTTGTTTTAAAAGTTGAATTCTATCTGGTGCTTTTTTCATAGCTATGTAATAAGCTAATCCAGCAGTCATACATGGAAGAAAACGAAAAGGAATCTCAGCATTATTGGTGTAAGCGCCTGAATCCTTCATCCGAAGAAGAGCATAATATTTTAGAGTGTATGCTGTATCGGCTGCAGGATATAGATATAGTCTTGGGTTTATCGTACGTTCAAAATAGTATTGACTTGGTCTTCCGCTGGTCGTTTTAACAGTATAATTAAAATATGTTGATCTACTAATTGATGTTGCAGAATAATCATTACTACTACTATCTGATATAACAACATCTGTAATATCAATTATCTCTGAGGCAGCGTTAGCACCAGAACCAAATAAATCTGAACCAGTCTCCT